TTTTTTTTTTTTTTTTTAATTTCTACTTCTTATCTATAAATTACGCTCCCGAGCATCGAGGTTAAGGGTGGCTAATAATATCTGCGCGGGATTGCTTTATATAACAGGTGGCAGGTGACAGGTAGCGCAGCTGCGCTATGCGGTGATGGTGGTTGCTGTTGTTGTTGTTATTATTATTACACAACACTAACTCTCCCGAGCATCTGAGCCTCTGTGCGGGAGCGTTGTTGGTATATATTGAGAAACTTGGCCAGACTAAATAGATATACCATTATACCAATGTATATAACCTAAGCACCAAACTCTCTATACATTTATACCAATGTATATAAAAACCACACTCCACCTATCTAAAAATCTGCGCGGGAGCGTAGTATTTATACAATTTTTAATCCAAAAACATCACTTTTCCCTCCATTTTGGTGAAATATCCACAAATCTGGGTATAAAGGTATATTAAAATCGAACTTCCCGGACCCGTATATATGTATACATACAATTTATACCATCCAAAGGTATACTTTTAATCTCCTTATACTATGTTCTCTTTCATAATTATTACTATATAAAGGACTTACAAATCACCTATTCTTCTAATGTAAATATCTCACACATTTCTCCCTATACCTATATACCATCCCATATTCCCATATATACCCCCCTAGAAACCCCCGATTTTAATATACCAATATACCTTGACATACACCCCATAACCTGTTATAATTACCCCATCAAATTCAGAAAGGAGCCTCCAATTCAATGACCGAACCTGTGATCGTATCCATCGCCAATGGCACTGTCGGCACCATTGTCCGCGCGCGCAAACGCCTAATTGTCGACGTACCAAATGAACTCCACTTAAAATTCAAAGCCACTTGCAGCGCCGCAGGTGTTTCAATGTCAGAAGTCATCGAACGCATGGCAACTGATTTCGTCAACAACCCTCCCAAACCGGGCCTGGGTCTACCCACTCGTCCAGCCTTGCCTGAGTATTATCAAAACGGCCTTCCAACTACCCCAACAGAACCAACCACTCCCCAAGATGTAACCTATCCAACGCGCCCGTTAAAATCCGACTCTCCTCCACCACTCAAAGCCTATCCTTGCGGTCCTATCTATCGTGTCCGTAAAGGCTCGCCAGAGGCTGAGTATTTCCACACAAACACCGTATGGGTTGATGAAGCTGGCAATGAGTTCGACAAAGACGGCTGGGTGTTGGATAAAACTCAATCTGGCGCAGATCGTGCCTTCACCGATACTGCCAATGGTCGAGGCATGTGGGAGTTGACGATTGTTCGTGCGATTGCCGAAGGCTGGGAACCTAAGGCGTGGTTTGAACATTATGACGACTTGATGCAAGTGCTGTTGTCTTCTGCGCAGGATAGTGATATTCGATTGCTGGAGATGCTGGCGAGGTGGAAGAATAAGTTTAGTAAGGTTGTTTATAGTGATTAACAAGAGCAAAAACAAAGGAGCAAAATAAATGTCCCAATCAATCCAATCCAACACCGCAATGACCGCAGAAAAACAACGCCAACAGAACGCCCGTCGCCGTCCGCATTATTCCTTCAAAGGCGACGAAATCGCGGCGCTAGTCGCCAAGGCTATTGGTGATCTAGTCTACGATCAACTCATGGCCAATTCTCAACTAAGCAACGACATTCTCGCCTTCCCCCACCCAAAACTTGAGTTCAACTTCTCTCTCACCAAGTTCCCTATCGGCGAAAATCGTCGCATTCTCCTCCAAGGTGCCTTTGATATTCCTGATTTAGAGGCAATTCCGCCAAACGCGACGCGGATTCTCAACGATCTACCTGTCATCGTCGAAGAAAAAGTCGTCGAACCACTCGCTACTGGTACAATCGACGCCCAAAAACACGCAGATGACATTGATCCAAAGCTTAAACCAGCGACTCTAGCCAAATTTGGCAAGCATAACCCCCTAAAAACCGGCGTGAAAGCGCCAATTTCAACCAAAGAAGGTGAATAATGGACACAAACACCTGTTTTTATTGCGAAAAACCCGTCAAATCTCCCCTCCCTCGTACGGTTTGTTATAGTTGTATGCAACTCAGACTAATTCGCTCATCGTCTATCACTGGTTGGAAACAACCCAAACCCAAAGGAGAGAAATAATGGCACCCGTTTTTGAAAAACTGAACGAACTCGACCATATCCGTCACCAAAACGACGCAATCATCATCGGCTTGGAGATTTTGATCTTCAACCTCCTGGGCCAACGGCTCAATCTCCGTCAAATCGCCGCCGATCCTGAGCTTATCGGAGCGATTTTGGGTGATATGAACAATCTTCGCCGAAATCCGCGTGAATTTGACGAAGCCATCAGCCTTGAACCTGGAACACTCGATGATCAACCGATTACTACGGACGAAGAACTGGTGGCTGCTGCCTATGCCGAAGCTAGCTCAGCATCCGCGCAAGGCGAAAATGAAGTGGCTAACCCTAATCGCCGATCATCGGTGGTACGTGATTTCAACCGGGGTGCAAATTCTCCGAAACCGAAACACCCATAGCTCAACTTTAGGACTTTCTTTCGGTCAATGGCCTGGATGGGCGTTTCGGAAGGTCAATAACCACTGGCAACCAGAGCCGTTTGTGTATGAGTTCGATCTTCAAACCAAACGGCTCTTGTGGGAGCGTAGGATGACAGGGTATCCGACGGATTTTTTAGAACTTTACTTCGCTAGTTTTGAGTTTTTAGGTCGCACAGGCGGCGAAGCGGCAGTGTTGTTGTCGTTTTATGGCGCGGAAGAGGAGCCAATTCTAGCGAAGTTTGCACAGGAGTACCAAAAATACCAAGCAGCGGCGATAGAAGCTGCGGGTGGGCCAGAGGCGATTGGGCCGGAGTTTCGTCCACCGACCGCTGATCAGGTAGCTAAAGCAGCGGGGATTAGTTATCCGAAGTTGATTGGAGCTTTATGTGCAGCAGCGGTGACGTTGAATTTACCGCTTGCGCGGGCAGTTTTGCACACCTCAATGCCGAAGGTGGTGGAGGCGGTGTTGAAAGATGCGACGGACGAAAACGGTGGAAGTCAACACGCGCAGAAGTTGCTGTTTCAGGCCGCTGGATTGGTTGATACCGGTGGAGCGAAGATCAATATCAACAACAATCAAAACTCTCTCTCCCTCCACCAACCCGGTGCGGCTCAGGGTTTACCTCCCTGGCGAACATTAAGTGAACTTACGGCGAAAGAACTGCCCCCAGTGGCTCTCCAGCCGGTGACAGATGATGTTATCGAAGGAGAATTGATCACTGTGAGGGATTAGTGTTTTCGGAAAAACTACGTCAACGTCGACTTGCTCAGCTAGAAGCGAGTGGGATGAAGTTGGTTGAGCATTCAATCGAGCAGGTGGATATTGCGATTGCGCATTTTGAAAGCCTAACTGACCGCGATGATAAGGGCCGACCAAGGGGGTTCAAGCGGACGCTGACGGCGGATGAGCAGGAGTTTATTGATAACGAACGACTGCAATCTCAGCTGTCGTTTAATTACTGGGCACCGAGGTATTACATAATTCCTCACTCGGATACGCTCAAACAGCATCACTTCAAGGCCAATATTGCTCAGCGATTTATCTTAGCCCGCGCCGCAGAGGCGGAAGAACGTGATCTGCCGATTATTATTCAGCTATTAAAAGCTCGGCAGATTGGCGGAACAACCTTGGCGGAGGGGATTTTGCTTTATAGCTGTCTCTTTCAACAAGATGTATCAGCGTTGATTGCTTCGTCTGATCCGGATAAGTCTGGGAATATGTATGACAAGAAATTCCTCACGCCACTCCTCAAGCATCCTTGGTGGTTACTACCACCCGGGCTGAAGTGGGTAGAGAGTGGAGAGAAGCGTTTGTGGTGTAATACGACAGACGTGGAGTTGACCTTAGCGCACGGGAATCAGGAGAGTCACATCGGGCGTGGGGATACGTTTAATAAGTTTCATTTATGCCTTGCTAAAGATACCTTGATTCGTGGAGCCAACGGTCAACTAACTAAAATTTGTGAACTTGACTTAACGCAACCGACAATAGTATCAACCGGTGAATTTAGTAGGCTAATTTGGTCAGGTAGAACAGAACGTCCAGCAGATATGGGTGTTAGTCTTAGGCTTTGGGGAAATCCACATAGATTAGATGTATCAGCTGATCACCCAATACTTACGCCAACTGGGTTTAGAGATGCTGGAGATTTGACTGTGGGGGATTTGGTTTACCATCCAGTAAGAAAAATAACCCATGATGTCACTGTCCTTAATTCCTATCATCGTCCAAGGGGAGCAAGTAGATATGGAAAGATAATAGAAACAGAGCATCTATTGGATCGAAATTTTGGTTGGTTGTGTGGATTGTACCTAGCTGAAGGGAGTATTAGCCTTAACCAAATCGAGAGAGATAACCAACGTCGGCCAGTATCGGTGGTATTCAGTGTGCATGATGACGAAGTTGATTCGATCATAGCTAAATTACGCAATATTCTACCGTCGATTAGTATAACCTGTAGCCGAAAAGCCAATAACAGCCAAACTAGCCATATCCGAATCAACCACAATGGAATTGCACAATTATTGTGGGATAACTTTGGTGCCGCTAAAACCAAACATTGGTCAGACAATTGCTGGAATTGGGGAGAGGAATTTTGTCTGGGGATGGTTCAGGGTTACATTGAGGGTGATGGCCATCTGAATAAGAAGACCAATGACATCACGGTAGTTTCAATTCGTCCAGACTTAATTTGGCAATTACGTGACACGATAGCGTCATTAGGTTTTGGCTGGTCTAATATTACACATACGGCTGGTGCTGTACGTTATGGGAGAAATGAGCAAGATAGGTGGGATTTACAGATAAATGGTGAAGTATGTGTAAAGCTGAGAGAAGCATTTGGTTGGCCGATACGTGAAAAGCGAAATAAGAAGATTCGTGCGCCTCATTGGCGTTGGTCAGATAATGGTGGAATTTGGATTGAGATAAAAGATAGGCAGACTAAATGGATTGAGAATTACTATTCGTTGACAGTTGAACATGAACTACATGATTTTCTAACGGCTCAATGTGTCGTGAAGAATACTGAAATCGCGGACTGGGATGATCCGCAGGGTCATATTGAAGCGTCATTACTCAAAGCCATTCACCCTAGTTCAGTTACCTTTGGCATGATGGAGTCGACAGCTAAAGGGAGAAATGACTATTGGCATAGACTCTGGTTGTCAGCCAAAGAAGGCTGGGATAAACGCCAGTCTATGGTGATGCCGATTTTTATCCCTTGGTATATCGCGCGAGATATTTATCCCACCGACGGCTGGTTGAAGTTGATTCCAGTGCCAGAGGGTTGGGAACCAGATGATCGTACACGTAAACATGCGGAGGCAGCTAGAGAATACGTCGCACGCTCGCCACACTTTCAGCAACTTCTTGGTAGCAACTGGCAGATGCCAAAGGAGCAGCAGTGGTTTTATCAGTTTGAGTTTAATCGTGCGCTGAAAAACGACGACCTCGGCAGCTTCTTTTCTGAAATGCCCGCGACAGATATGGAGGCGTTTCAATCGCAGGCAAGGAGTATTTTTAGTCCGCTTTTAATCGACTCCTATGCCAGTGACATTCCCAGTCCGAAAGCGGTGTTTACTGTCCTTGGCAGTGAAATCGATCCTCAGTGGGTTATCAGTGCAGATGAATGGGCACCGAGTACAATTCCAGCGTTGCACGTTAAGCATCAAACCAAGTACAAATCCTTCCATTGGTCCCTACAGCCACTAAAATTCCACGGCTATAACGAAACAAACTTTGAACTCAACCGCCTTTGGATTTGGGAATGGCCCGAGGAGGGGAATGAGTATGCGGTGAGTTTGGATGGCGCGAAGGGGTTGGGAAAGGATCGGACGGTGTTGGAGGTTATTAAGAAAGCCACACCGCTGAGTCGTCCAGTTCAGGTGGCGGAGTTTGCGAGTGATTCGATTTCTGTGGGAGAAATTCTGCCGATCTGGCTGATGTTGTTGAAGCTTTATTCCGTTCGCAGTGCGAGTAAGATTAACTGGGCACAGGCTGCGCCAGAAATGGCAGCTGGTGGGGATGTGGTTATGCAGGAGTTGATTAAACTTGGCTGGCCGAATTACTACGTTCGCACTGCAACAGATCGAGCAACGACAGAAGTGAGTGGCAGGCCGCAGATTGGCTTTGAGACAAATGGTAGAAGTCGGGATTATTTAGTCAGTTGGTTGATTCAGTTTTTGCGGAAGAAAATGGTGAAGATTAACTCTCCTTGGTTGGTGGATGAGATGCGGAATTTTGTGCGAAAGGAGGGGTTGACAAAAGAGAGGATTGAGCATGATTCTGGCTTTCACGATGATAGGCTGTTTGCGTTTGGTATTGGATTAGTTGCGCTACATCAATTAAACATCGCTGGTCAGGAAACGCCTCAATGGCGAGATTATACGGCGGCGGAAGAGATGTTGACGGAGTTTACTACTTATTCCTCCCCTACTACCAAAGGTTCTGCCGCAGAACTCATTGACTTATTTATGGAAGATAGTCATACTCCACGTGCGCCGTTAAGTATTAGGCAGTTGGATGAGACGGATGTGACAATGACTGAGTTATTCACGACCTTTACCGGTGGCGTTTCTTTGCTGGGGTAAATATGCCGAATTACGATTGGACATGTAAAAAGTGCGAAAAGACCTTTGAACGTTTCTTGACGTTAGCAGAACGTGAGAAGGTGAAGACGGTTGAGTGCGAATGCGGCGGAAGGGCTGAACAGGCTTTTCTAAGTCGGCGTGCGCGAGTGAATAAGGCTTATTTGGAGGAAGTGGTTTACTACGAGAATGCCAAAGGAGAGATTTTCCTGGCGGGGGATAAGAATGAGCCTGTGCCTGTTGGGTATGAGCGAAAGTCGACAGGGTTGTTGAATGAAATTCGCGGGCTGGAAAAGCGGCTGAACGCGCAGGATTTGGCGGAGTTTAGGAAGTATCAGGAACCGGAGTGTGAATATTGGGAATCGGTGATGAAAGAAGCGCATAGTGATATGCGGAGTTATATGTCGCAGTTATCGGAAGCTGGAAAAGCGTTGGCGATGGAGGCTATGGAATACAACGCGAAGACGCCGGGGATTCATGAGCGTCGGGGTGATCGAATTGATTTTGGGTATTTGAAGGTTTTGCATGACTAAACGGCGAAAAGTAAAAAAGGCGAAAGCTGTTATGCCCTATGATGGACAATATCTGTTGGGTGCATTTCAATTAGGACCGCAAAGTGTGGATGTGGTGTTAATGCCCAATATGAGCGGCGGTGAGTTTTACTTCATACCAGAAGAGGGTAGATTGCCTAGGATTAAAATTGGGCTTGATTACGCTAACTGGTATGAGGTTGTGGATGTGGTGGTACATGAGGCATTGGAGTATTTATTGACCTTGAACAACCATCGATTTGTACCGTCGGGTAAGTTCAACGCGGATCATGCTAATTATCAGTTTATGTTCGATCACGTTCAATTGACTACGGTTTGTGCACAATTGGGTGTGTTCTTGGCAAATGCCCTGCCCAAAATTGCAGAAGAGTTCAATAAACGTCTAAAGTCGCGCAGCAAGGGGTAATGACTAATGGATATTCTATCAATGTCTGCTGCGGCAGGAGAGAATAATTTAACCGAAGCCTATCATACTTGGATCGCACCACGGTATGACGCGGATGAGCGCACGAAATTGAGTTGGTTGAATCAGTCATTGTCGAATGGTTTGAATACTCTTCGAGCGGAAACGGCTTATCCTACCATCGAAAGTGGTATTGAAAGCATCTCAGCGCGTTTGGTTAATCAATACAAGCCAGCAGCGGATGAATCACAGACGGTTATTTTCATCAATCGTACCAAGCGTCAAGTACGAGAAATTGTTTCGACCCTGGCTAATCTGAATCCACGCACGAAATACACCTCTGCCAACGAAGCTGATCGAGAAAAAGTTAGAATCCTCAACAAACGCTGGGAACATTGGTGGGCGAGTACGTTTGCTGATCGGCAGATTAAAAAAGCTCTCCAATGGGCGGCATTGAGTGTGGGGTATATCGTTCCACGGTGGAAGCTGAATCCTTACAATCCAGGACATGCGGAGTGTATGTTAGATGTCCTCGGGCCATTGGATGTGCTGCCGGATCAATTACCCGCCGATAACGACCTTCAGCGTGCTTACGCTGTGCATTTGCGCTTTACTGAGCCTCTTTCCCAAGTTCAAAATGAATGGTGGTTACAGCGATTGAAGATTCGTCCAGATCGCGCAGGTGCGCCAGTGCCTTCGAGTGGTGATACAGCTTCACGACGTTGGTTTGGAAGGAGTTTGATTTATCGCTTATTTGGTGGCGGGGATTTGGCGAGTAATGCTGAGACGAATGGAGTGACGACTGCGCCGGAAGTGGATTTGTATTACACTTACATAAACGATCCGAGCTTGAATGAGTCAGGAATGGAGTTGCATTCGGATCAGTTTACAATGACGGATAATGAACACAAAACAGTCGGGACCACTTGGGAATATACTGTTCCACCATTAGGTAGCCAGATTCCGACGGGTAGAATGATTGCTGGCTATGAGCCACAGTTGGGCGTGGATCAGCAAGCGCAAGATGTGGTGAATACTACGGCAACGCTAACACCAGAAACTCGAATGGCTGGGCGGCAGGATGCGAAGATGTATCCTTTGCGGCGGCTGATCATCTGGTGCCGCAGCGCAGTGTTGTATGATGGTCCGAGTCATTATCTGCATGGCATGGTTCCTGCGATTCCATTTAGGATGGATGAATGGCCGTGGGATTATTTGGGATATTCAGTTGTACATGAGGCGATTACGGGACAGACAGCCGTGAATACGCTGTTGAGTAATGCCGTACAGACGCAGAAGGTGAGGCTTAACCCGCCGATTACTTATAATGAAAACGAATACGCCAAATCTACGATGGATCGGGTGAGCTTTATGCTCCCCGGAACGAAGATTGGTAAGACTGGAATGCTAGCCAATCCTATCGCGCCCGTTTTACCTTATCAACACTACGACCTTTCAGCCTCTTTGCCGCAGATTATTGAACAACTTCTACAATTGATGGACTATCAAGTTGGTGTGCAGGACTTCACTGCGTTAGCTAAGTTAGGCCAAATGCCTAGTGCTGACGCAATGGAGAAGATGATGCAGGCGATTGGGCCGCTGATTTCCGATGCAGCGCGGAATATGGAACGGAGTTTGACGCTGTTAGGTGTGCAGTGGATGTGGAATATTTTCCAATTCGACAATGCCAAGCGTCGGATTTCATTATTCGGCAAGAGTGGTACGGTTGATGAGGATTTTGATTACGACCCAGGCGTGTTTGTTCCTGGTGATGTTCCTGGCGTTCCGCCGAAGTCGAGCTTCATGCGTAAGGCGCTGGTTTGGGGTAAGGCGTTTACTTTTGCCGTAGCGCCGAATTCGGCTTTTGATATTACCGACATGCAGCAGAAGTTGCTGTATATGCAACTCTGGCGCGATCCAAAGAATTTCCCACTCGGCCCGTGGACGTTTGGGAAGATGATGGGAATTGACATCGGCCCTGCGCCGGATGGGGCGGTGACGGAATTAGAGCAATTCATGGCTTGGCAGGAGTTGTTGAGTAAATTCCAAGTGAAGCAACAAATCGATGCCCAGCAGATGATGACGCAGGCGCAGATTGAAATGCAGGTGCAGATGGCGTTGGCACAGAATCCACTGATTGCTGCGTTATCAGCGGCGACTGGACAGGGTATGGGTCAACCACCGCAGAATCCTACACCGGGTTTAACGCAGGGGGCGAGTAGTCAACCGGGACGCCCAGCGAGTTTGAATAACTCACCTGGAATTGAGCAGAAGAATGATCTTAGTGGCAATGGGCCGAGAAGTACGTTGACGACTTAAGGGGGAATTATGGCAGAAGGGTATAGTGATTCAAGAAATCCGGCGGACTCGATTCCTCCGGGAGTTGGAGGTGCAACCGCGTCGATGCCAGTGCAGCCGGGCGGTATGGCACAGCAAGTGGCGAACCAAGCGCCGATGACACGGGATCAGCAGAATGGTATGGCTGATCCGATGCAGCAGCAAATGGCGCAGCAGGCATTGATGCAGGTGCAGCAGCAGTATCAGGAAGCGATCGCAATGGCGCAGGGATTGTTGGAGCAGCTGCAAGCGATTATGGAAAGTGTGCCCGCTACTGCACAGACTTTAGGTCCGGCAATTCAGCAGTTGCAGGCGATTGGTCCGATGGTGATGGAGAGTATGCTGGCGGCGGTGCAGAGTGTGCAGGCTGAACCGATGGCCCCGCCGAGTGTTTAAGGGGGTGATGTGGAGTGCGATTGCCTGATACACATAAAATAGGGCACCACGCGGGGTAGCGCATCCGCGTAAACAAACACGTTCAAGTTATGGAGAGGCTGTGTCTATCCTTCGAGGTTGTGGGGGCACCTGTCGAAGTGCTAGATACTACCTCTCCACCAAATCTCTTGACATTCTGCCGTAGAATGTTCATTATTCACCCATAACCAACTCGCACACTTTCTATTGGAACCGTTCCCCAATGGTAACACCAAGCGAGAGACGAGTCAGAGGTTAGCTTATGACAGCAGACCAACAGCGTGAAACGCTTGATAAGTTCTTAAAAAGTTTGCAAGGCGCGATGAACCCTGAAGCTTTGGCTAAAGCTCAGGCTTTTCTCGATCCGACCAAACCAGAGAACCAATCAATTATCGACGCAATTACAATCGGTTCGCAACGCGGTTGGATGGCACAAGACGATTATCAACGTCGGCGTCAGGAAGTTGAGCGAGAACGCCAGCAACTTGAAGCTTTACGTGGAGATTTTTTGCAGAAGCAAGAAGCTTTGCAGAATTACAAGGAATACCTTGAGACAAACTTTCTGCCAGCAGACCAGTTCGAGGCGGCTCAGCAACAGATTCAGTTATTGCAATCACAGTTGCAGATGGCTTCGACCAAGTTGGAAGAATATGGTGAGGAATTGGCAGTCGCCAAAACTGCACCACAGCCTCAAGTCCAGTCGTCACAGAGGGGAAGTATGAGTACAGAACAAAAACCCGAAGCGCCATTCAAGTACGTAACCGTAGAGCAGAACCAAGCATTGGCTGAACAATTGGTACAGGGTACGTTGATGGGCAGTGCTCAGATGTTGCAGATGATGCAGGAACATCAGGCATTGACCGGTCAGACGCTGAATATTACCGATTTGACTACCGAGGCGCTGAAAGCGAATAGACTTCCGGCGGATTATTGGGCTGAGAAATATCAGATCAATGATCTGCGGCAGAAATTTGCTGAACGCCAACGGCAGGCCGAGATTGAAGAACAAGCTAAAGCTCTGGCGGCAAAAATGGTTAGTGCTCAAATGGAGACTGGCCAAGGTGGTGGTTTGCGGGGGAACGGTAATCCGATCTTCGGGGATATGCAACGCGAGCCATCTCAGCGATCGTTAGTTGGAGTTGATCTGCCGCAGGATCGTACTGGCTTTGCCACAGATCGCGCAGCGGTGGAAGCTTATATGTCAATCTCACAAACTGGTAAACTGCCTGACGGTACGCCCGTTCATACATCGCCCTCCGGATTTTAGTTTAGGGTGGGGAAATCCCACCCAACTACAATAGGAGTTTCGACATGGCTATTCCGAGTGAAGTTGATATTATCACACATAAGGTAATTCAACCTCGTGTGATTCAGGATAACTTCTTCCTGGCGTCGGCATTCTGGGCGGCAATGCGCCGCAAAGGCCGATTCATTCCCTTCGGCGGTGGTTCTTACATCGCTAGTCCTTTCCTTTATCGCGGCTTGCAGGCAAATGCCTACAGCCCCGGCGACGAGTTCTTCCCGGAACGTCGTAACATCATCAGTCAATTTGTGCTGAATCCCAAGTTCTACATCGGCTTTGCGGTGGAACAGCTTGAGGATTTGGAAGTTCACGTCAAAGGTCCGAATGCCGTGTTTAGCTTGATCCGAATGGATTTGGCGGCGCTGGTGCTTTCGATGACTTCGACGATTGCGGTGGCGTTCCATAAGCATGGTCAGAACGTCTCGGGTGATGACCGTTCGCAGCACATCAACGGCTGGGTTGAGGCGCTGAATGACGGTGTTAGTCCGAGTTATGATGGCCGGGCGTATGCGAGCTATGGCGGCCAAACGCGTTCAGAAGTTGGCGATGTGCTGAATTCGGTGCCGTTTTATAACGGAACCGCGACCGGCCAAACTGCACCGCTGACTTATCCACGATTTGTGGAGGAGTATCTGAAAGCAAGCTTTGGCCAAATGCAGCCGGATTTGATTCTGTCGTCGAAAGGTGTGATTGCTGATCTGGAAGCGCAGATGCAGCGGCAACAGGTTTATGTGCAGGCGAATGATCCCTGGTATGGTTTGTATTCAGGGGTTAAGCACAAGAAAGCGATTGTGCTGCACGATGACCTCTGGCCGAGCGCCCGCTATGGCCGGAATGCGGAATATGGTGATTTCACCACGAGTTCATTCACCTTCGCTTCAGCTGGAGTGCCAACGAGTTTTGCGGCAGAAATGCCAGCGAATGGTACAACGCTGAATGTTGGTGAAGTGATGGGCATGTTCAACACCGACACCTGGGATGTGATTCTGTCGGATTCTAAACTGTTTAGCTTCGGCTGGACGGGTTGGGAAACGGCGCAGACCAACACCCGAGCGGTTGGCAAAATGCCTGCGGCAATCAACCTGCGTTGTAATGGCAATCGCTACAACCGCCAGATTTTTGGCATTTCGTAAGGAGGATACAAATGCGTACTACAAGTTGGCCAACTGGCACGACTTTGAACGATGCCACAGTGGGCGAGCAGGCGGGGTTCTATGGCAACCGCAGTAACGATGGTTCTGGCGGTGATCGTATGCCGGGCCTGATTGGCTTGGAGTTGGAACTGGATGACGCCGGAGCGCGTAAGTTTGCTGCGGCACTTGGTTTGACGGTGGGAGTGCTGAAGAAAGGCCGGTATCGTCGGGTTAAGACGAAGGCCGGTTCGACGGTTACACCTGCCCGGGGTCTGGCTGCGTTTTATTCGTCTTTGACGGATGAAGCGGCGGATACCGTGACACCGGATATGCCAACCAATCCGATCTTCGCCGGGGTTTATCTCGGTGCAGTCACGGCAGGTAACTATACCTGGATTCAGGTGAGTGGCCTTGCTCCTGCGCAGTTCGTGGCGTCGGCTTTGACTACGACTTCTGCCGTCGGTCTGCCGGTGCAGCTGGTGGCTGCATCGAGCGCCGGTCGGTTTGATAACGTGGCCATTGCGACTTCGGCAACTTTGGGACATGTGATCAAAGTTGTGGGGCAACAGGCAGAAGCTGCGGTGGCTGACACGATTTCCTATGTGTTTCTCTGGGAGACGCGTCGGTTTCTGTAATCCTTGCAGGGAGGGACTGGAGTTCGCTTCGGTTCCTCCCGCAGAATTGAAAGGAGAATTATGGCCGCAGAAGATGTTCGCTTTGTTGATCGGGTGAATATCATGGGCAAGGCGAAGATTATTGTTCGCGTTAATGGTCCAGCGAGTTATTCACAGTCAGGTAAGCAGCAGATTATTCCGGCTCGTGTAGGGCTGAAACGGATTGATTCTGTAGCAGTAGCCAGTCAGGCAATTACCGATTCAACTGGTGCGCCAAGTCGAAATGTTTCGGCGTTTATCGACAGCGATGGAAAGATTTTGGTGCATTGGTCGGCGATTGGTGGTGGTACACAAGTGTCGGATACTGCAAATCTGAGTGGGGATAGCTTCCGCTTGGAGATTTGGGGTTTCTAGCTCATGGCACAAGCGTCAAGCCTGTTGGCATATACTCAGTTAATCGGACGTGTGGGGGGAGTTGTTCCGCCGCATGTGGCGTTAGAATTGGTGCAGCAGGCTTGGCGTACTATTTGTCAGCAACGTCCGTGGAGTTTTCTACGGGCTAGTGGGTATTTGGTAGCTCCAGGTGGATTTAGTGGCACAGTGACGTTTACACGTGGAAGTGTGAATTTTTCTCCTGATGCAGATTTGTATGCGTTGATTGAAACGCCAGCCGAAACGCGGTTGGTGGGAATTGGACAGTTAGCCATGCGAGTGGGTGGGAGAATTTATCCAATCCGCACGTATGACGCTGCGACGCATACTGGGACATTAGGCCAGCCGTGGCTGGGATCGAGTGGAAATGCAGAAGTGACGATCTTTCGACAATTCTTCACTGCCCCGATTTCCGAAGCGGAAGGGAATGTGGAGAGTAATAACTTCCGCGCGTGGTTATCGATAGTAGATGATTCAACAAATCAGCCGCTGTTGTTTAATCGGTCGTATGAATGGGTGAATTCGCTTGATCCACGGCGGCAGCAGACTGGAGAGCCGAAGTATATTGTCGCCGCGCCGTTTAATGGCACCTTGTTTGAACTCTGGCCGCATTATGTTGGGAGTGAGGATAAGATTTATACCTGCCAGTATTTAAGAGATTACACAACCTTGAGCGAAACCAATGGTGATCCGGCAAGCTATTTGCCCGATGTGATTTCATTGCGGTATTTATCGGCTCAAGCGCGACTGGCAGCGTATGAATGGGCAATGGCAAATGCGAAGGCTTATCCTGAGTTTAGTGGCATTGACTGGAAGAGTTTGATTCAACTGGTTAGTGTGGAGCTAAATGATGAATATCTCAAAGCACGACGTAATGACGAAGCCAAAAGCGCGTCAGAATTGGATGACATGGCGCGTCGGCAGTTTATTGTAACGGGCTATGGCCAAGGTACTGCGCCAAATCCGTTTATTTACCAATAGGAGAATTAGCATGCGTTACGAAGAATTTGAAACTTGTGCAGAACCTCAAGTGCCGACACCGCCGAGTTGGAATCCGGGTGGTGGTGGCGCGTTGGGTAGTGGGCATACGTACAACTCCCATCCGGTTCCTCCGAGTGGTATCAATGGTGCGCCGAGTTATGATGGGGGATTGATTAAGTCTTCCTTTGGTGCTGAGGCATTGATTAGTGTCAACGCAAATCCTGGTCTGGGTGCTCAACCCTCAGCAGGTGCGCCGACTGGTCCGGCGTGGGATGAATGCCCGATTAAGGGTGGACTGTAGGTTATAGGGATAATTGTAGGAGAGATTATGCGGAGAACAAATTGGCTCCTGGGTGTATTGGTGTGTCTGGGTGTTTTGACTGGGCTGGCGAGTGAAACGTCAGCCCAGACTTATATTAAGCGTCAGGGGTACTGTCAGCGTCCGGCGCAGAAGGTAACTACAAATGGTGCAACGAGCACCACGACAGTGATGCAGATTGTGCCGGGTTGCACGGTGACGGTCTATAACACGGGCACTACAGTAACTGCGTCGTTGTACGCTACAGCCACCGGCACGGCGCGGATAAATCCGATTGTCGCGGATGCGACTGGGTATTATTGGTACTATGCGGCGGCGGGGAGATATGATGAGCGATTTAGTGGTGGTGTTAGCCCGAATACCTATCCAAGTCCAGTTACCTTAACTGACGTAGTAATTTCTCCTACAACCTTTGCTGATCCATTAGTGCCTGTTGGTGGCTTAGGTGCGGTGCAGATTGATAATGGTGGGGGTCAGTTAGATGGGGATCAGGGGATAAGAGTTGATTTGAACGACATGCTCCTGCGCATTGGAAGGAGTGGGTTTACTGGAAAGTTGTCGTTGTACAACACGAATGGCTATGGCACGACAATTCAAGCGGGAAGTCAGAGCCAAAATTGGACGATTACATTACCGACAGGTACTCCAGCAGTTGGGCAGGCTTTGTTTGCGACAGCAGTTGGTGGAGGTTCGGTTACGACTGCATGGCAGACGCCAAGTGCGCTACGGGTGGCTAATTTAGGGACGCTGTTGACTCAACGCTCGACCCTGAATATTGGGGGTGTGCAGGTCGATGGTGATAGTGCCAGTAGCGGGTTGGCGGCGACAGATAATTCGCTGACAGGTCAGACGGATTTGACGACCAAGGGCGTACCGACCAAAGTGCGGAACTTGATTACGGATTATAATGCTAGTCCAGATGCGTCGTTGATTACTGGATCGATTACAGTAGGAACAAATAGCCTGACGGTTAGCGGGAGTGCGCGGTGGAAGGTAGGGCATGGAATTTTGGTAGCGGGTGCAGGTGTGAGCGGAGCAGACTTGATCACCACCGTAACGGCGATTAACGGTTTAGTATTCACACTCGCTACGAATGCCTCAACAACTGTAACAGGTGTGCGAGTGCAGCATGATAATTCAGCTGCATTCCAGGCAGCGATTGATGGGAAGTTAAATCCGTATGTGCCACAAGGGGATTATCTCATCGCACGGCCTTTAGTTCTGCCGACAGATATTACAGAAGGTTTTCCCTTGCGCTTGACCGGCGCTGGACCCGGTGCGACGAAGTTGTTAAATCAAACTACGGGAGATTTGTTTGTTGGTCAGGCAAATTCGACTATTCAGAATTTGATTATCGAGGATTTGAGTATTAGTAATACTACTCCAGGTAATCCATACACAACCAGTCTGTCAAATTCTAATGGCTATGCGATTAACTTGATTGATGTAGGCACAGCTAATCAGGTTAAGGTTAGAAATGTTGTCATTAACGGATTCCGGGGCGCGTTTGCCTGTGCGAATTGTCAGAATGGCTTGATTGAGAATTTTACGATCCGTGAATTCAAAACCTGCGCTGTTTGCTTGGTGAGTCCTGAAACAGTGTTTGTAGGTGCCGCAGAGTCGAATGTTACGGCATTGAAGGATGGATTGGTTGAGTTAGGGTTATATGCAGCGGATGCAGATGTGCCGTTGACTGGGATTTCATGGACTTCTGGAAGCAAGACGTTGACTGTGGGTTCATCGACGTTTAACGCGAATCACGTTGGTCGCTGGGTGCGCATCACGAACGCGGGGCAGACCGGCGGTGATGTTATTGCGATGATTCGCACGGTGAATTCAGCCACTTCAGTAACGCTGAGTGCGGCGAATAATAGTGGTAGCACGATTTCTGGTGGATCAGGGACGATGTTTAAGACGAACATCGCTACGCTGTGGCTTCATCGGGCAAGTCAAGGGGATCACCAGAATCTGACCCTGCAAGGAAATTGGTCAAATGCGATTACAGGGCATGATACTTCAGCAGTAAGGCTTGAGAATAGTTCAGGTGTGGTGTTTAAGAATCTGTGGGTGGAAGAATCAGGGGGCCAAGGCGGGCCGGATTTGTTGGTGAAGGATTCTAACAATGTTGGTTTTGTTGGGTATCACTCAAATGCAGACCCTGGACTCTGGCCGGGTAGTCATAGCGCGTTTGCGAAGTTGGTTAATTCCAAAGGGATTGCGGTTAAATCTGCTGATCTAGTGTCGAGCGTTAGTCCGTTTGATGTCGATGTGGATTCGACGCTGAGTGTGGACGATTCTTATCTAGGGTATCCAGCGGGAAGATTCGTTACAGGGTATCAGAATATTACCTATGGCGAGAACGTTGTCTTTCGTTTGAATGGCGCAGAGACAGTCGGGAATGCGTCATTGATGGATTCAGTTTACGGTGAGCAGTTTATTCTTAATCCGCGCTATGACGATGCAGCAGGCGCGAATACAAACTGGACCGAGGCAATTCCGACGGCGTTGACTTATACCAGCAGTGGCACGGGACGGCAGCAGAGATATGTGACGGTTAATCGC